GATGGCGAAGCACTTGGAGAGGGTTATGATCTTTCTTCAACTAAAACCCTTGATGAATTTCAAGCGGGTAAAGTAATTGAGTTGAATAACGAACAGACCGAATTTATGCTACTGAATCCATCTGCAACTACTATTGAGATTTTTAACTGCAAATTGAATGAACAACCTGAACCAACTCTTGAGCAAATCAAAGCTGAGAAGATTGCAAAGCTTGTTTTATTTGATTCTTCACCAACTGTAAACTCATTCATTCTTTTTAATCAAAAATTGTGATTGGAGAGAAATACCAGAGTTTCTCTGATGCAAACTGCAATAATACTAGAACAAGCTGGACAAACAGAAACAATATTATGAACTGAGGGTAATAATCCTCAGTCAATACCTGTAACAATCTCAAATTTGAAGCAGTTTCTTGGAGAATTAGAGATTTATGCAAAAGCTTGTTATGATACTACTGCTCAACATAAACAAAATATAAATCAACTCAACAGTATTCAAGAAATCGAGAATTACGATTTCAAAAGGAATTATCCAAGTTATATCAATCTTATTATCTAGATATAAAAGACTAATTATACTGAGAGATTCAATAGTATATTATTAACAAAATTAAAAATTCAATTAAATGAAAGAATTAAGAAGTTGCAATTCAATTGTACAGAGTTTGCCAGATAGCAGATGAGTTGAAGGATACGCAATAGTATTTAACAAAGAATCTAGGGATTTAGGTGGTTTCTATGAAATCATAACTCCAGAAGCAGTAAATGGAATTTTAGAGAAATCTGATATTCTTTGTTTGTTAAATCATAACGAAGATCGTGGAGTATTAGCAAGAAGTAAATATGGCTCTGGAAGCTTGGAACTATCATTAGATGAAACAGGTTTAAAATACCGCTTTGAAGCACCAAATACAGCATTAGGAAATGAATTGCTGGAAGGCTTGAAAAGAGGTGATATCACAACTTCTTCATTTGCATTCACTACTGAAAGTGACGAATGGGAAAAAAGAAGTGATGGTAAATATCTGAGAAAGATCAACAAGTTTAAAGAGCTTTTTGATGTCTCACCAGTATATCAAGAAGCTTATCCAGATACATCTGTAGCAGTCAGGATGATGAGTTCCATCACTAAAGAGAACTTAGAAAGTTATTATCAAACATTAAAAAACAAGCTTATATAATGGTAAACACATTAGAACTATTAGACAAAAAAGATTTGCTTAAAAAAGAAGCAGAATCATTTATTAATGATGCTCAAAAGGAAGAAAGAAAGTTAATTGATTCTGAGCAATCAAGATACAATGAAATAACTAAAGAGATTGAACAGATAGATAATCAAATAAGAGAGATTGAAAAAGCAAATCATAGAAATTATAAAAAAACTAACAAAACAAGTATGGAAAAATTTTCACTATTAAAAGCTATTAATGATGTAGTAAACAACAGACCTTTAGATGAAAGATCACAAGAAGTAATAAATGCTGGTATTGAAGAATTTAGGAAGTCTGGACAAAATGCAAGTGGACAAATTGTATTACCTATAGAAGAAAGAGCAACAATACAAGCAACCATAGCTACAGCTGGTCAAGAAAATGTAGCTGAAGATAAACTTGGTATTCTTGAACATTTAAGAAACAACCTAGTACTGATCAAAGCTGGAGCAACACATTTAACTGGTTTATCAGGTAGTGTTTCTATTCCAGTATATTCTGGAAGTAATGTTTTTTGAGCAGGTGAAACTGCTGATGCAACTGATGGAGCTGGTACTTTTACAGAAATCAATCTTGAACCAAAGAGATTAACAGCCTATATAGATATATCAAAGCAGTTTCTAATTCAGGACTCAAATTCAGCTGAAGAAATGTTAAAAAGAGATATCATTAGTGCTATTCAAGAAAAGCTTGAAGCAACCATACTTGGGAAAGCATCTGGTAGTACAACCCAACCTGCTGGATTATTTGCAGCCACTCCTTCAATCTCTGGAACTCCTACATACTCATCAATAGTTGAAATGGAGACAGCACTAGAAGAAGCAAATATTACTGGAAATAAAGTGTTTATTGTGCATCCAAAAGCTAAAGGAGTTTTAAAGATAACTGAGAAATCAGCTGGAACTGCAAAATATTTGATGGAAGGTAATGAAATTGATGGGTATAAAGCTCTATCTTCTAATGGCGTAGCAAACGGATTACAAACTGGAACTGATGAGTCAGGAATTGTTTTTGGTAATTTCAATGATTACGTAATTGGTCAATGAGGTGGTATTGATCTTACAATTGATCCATACACACAAGCAGCTAATGGGAAAGTTAGAATTGTTATCAATGCTTTCTTTGACGGAAAGCCTAGAAGAACTGCTTCTTTCGTTACTGCATCAGTAAAATAATATTGAATATATGCTATGTATATAAATTTGGATCTAGCAAAAAAACATCTGAATATAGATAGTGATTTCATTCTAGATGATCTTTATATATTGGATCTAATAACAGTAGCTGAAGATGTTGTATCTAGGAATTTAAACATAGCATTGAAGGAATTAGAAGCAGGTGGTCAATTACCACCTGCAATAATTCAAGCTATGTTGTTATTGATTGGTAACTTCTATGCAAATAGAGAACCTGTATCATATGGAATTATGGCTAAAATCCCTCTTTCATTTGAATACTTAATAAGCTTATATAGAAAATATTAAGATATGAAAGCAGGAAATCTAACTGATATAATAGAATTCTACTCACTTTCTGATGTGAAAAGTGCATCTGGAGCAATAACAAAGAATAAAACTTTAGTCTTAAAGTCAAGATGTCAAGTAGTATCTAATACTGGAAAAAACACAATCCAAAATAAGGAAGATTATAATACTAACTTCTTAGAAGTAAAAGTTAGAACTAATCCCCTACTCAATGATGGATTAATTGTAGTATTAAGAGGTAAAACATATAAAATTGAAAATCTCTTTTTCAATAGAAAAGATAATAGTATCTCAATATCCCTTAAAAAAGAAGATAAGTAATGTTAACTGTTCAAATGATAGATATTAACAGAGTTCACTTAGCAATTTCTGGATTATCAGATATTGATAAGAATAAAACTGTTAAAAAAGGATTACGTCAAGCTTCAAAATTCTTAGCTAATAAAGGGAAATCCAATCTGAAAAATATCAAGTCTGGGAATCTTTTTAGCTCATTAATAAGCAAAGTAAAAAGAAAAAGATTAGGAGCTTTAGCTGGTTTTGGATCATTAGGTAAACACGCACATCTTATAGATAGTGGTACAGATAAACGCTATACTGCAAGAGGTTTCTATAGAGGTCAGATAGCAGGGAATAATTTCTGAACAAATACTGTCAATACCAACAATAAACAATCATTAGAACTGCTATATGATAGTATTGAAAATGCAGTAAATAAAATAACGGAACGAAATGGCAAGTAAATTTAAAATAGGAACAAAAATTAGAGAATGATTATTAGCTAGTAGTTCCATAACAGAGAAAGTTGGAGATAAAATATATCCTATTCTTGCTCCACTAAATACTACTGGAAGTTTTATCATTTACCAGAGAGATGAATATAGTAAAGACTACACAAAATTTGGTGTTCACTCTGAGAAATGCAAAGTCTTTATTACTGTAGTTTCTGAAACATATGATGAATCCCAAGAGATAGCAGAATTATTAAACAATGAACTGGAAGGTTTAAGAGATGGATTTACTATTAGATTAATAGATAGCACAGAAGAAGCTATTGATAATAAATTTCTTCAAGTGCTTTTGTTTCAAATTGATTAAAAAAATAAAATTATAATTATGGCAATAACTACAAATGATACTGATCTAGTTCGTGGACAAGATCTCCTTATTTTTATTGGAACTGATCCAATTGCTTACGCAAAAACTTGTTCATTAGAAATGACTATGGACACAATTGATACTTCAAATAAAATGTCTGGAGCTTTCAAAACATATTTAGTTGGTCAGATGGGTTGATCCTTATCTAGTGATTCGCTGCTTACTTTTTCATCAACAGCTGGTGAAAGTATGTCAGACTTATTTACAGCTATGACTTCTAGAACTCCAATAACTGTAAAGTTTGCAAAAGCTGATACAGGATTTGCAGCTGGAGTTCCAAGCTTTTCAGGATCTGCACTCATTACATCATTAAATATTCAAGCAGATAATAATGAAGTTGCTTCTTTATCAGTATCTCTTACTGGAACTGGAGCTTTAACACAAACTTTAGTTTAAACACAACTCATAAGGGTAGGGTTTTTCTCTACCCTTTTTTTTAAATAAATAAGTTATGAAGGATTATATTTTGAAATTTAATATTAAGTCAATAATCCATTTTGAAAAACTAGCAAGAAAAGCATTTTCCAGATTAGATTATTCAGATTACAAAGATATATTAAGGCTTATATATTGTTGCTATTATTGCAATAATGAAGATTTTACATACACTTATGATGCATTTGAAAAAGTAATCCTGAACAATCAGAAACTATCTCAGAAAGTACTTAAACAATTTCATAAAACTGTAGAACTTCAAGAGCAGTTTTCTACTAAACAAGAAGTTTCTGATGAACCATCTTTGGAAGTTCATCAAGAAGCTGAATTATTTATCTATAAGATTATCCCAATACTTACTGCAAATTGTGGATTAGATATTAATTATATCCTCAATGAAATGTCTCTTGAAGATGTTGGCTCTTATATAAATAATTATAATTCAACTAAGCAAGAAGAACTTCAATTGCAAAGATTATGATGCTACTATTCAATTCTGCCCCACGTAGGGAAAAAGCTAAAATCTCCTAAAGATCTCATATTATTTAATTGAGAGAAAGATGAAGAAGCAATAAGATCAAAGTCAATTGCAGACGAATATAAAGATAAACTTGAAGATATTCTAAAAAACGCTAAACTATAAAATATGGCTAAAAATTTATCATTTGCAGTAGCTTTAAACTTGATAACATCAGGTTTTACAAAGGGAGCAAATAAAGCAAACACAGCATTAAAAAGCATTCAATTACAAGTTCGGAATTTATCTATGGCATTTGCAGCAGGTGCAATTGGGATAGGTAGTTTCACCAGCCAAGTATTACAGTCGATAAAAGGGATGTCAAAAGCACAACAAACCCTTAAAAACGTAACTGGAGACAGTTATACTTATGCTACATCTTTAAAATTTGTATATGATACAAGTAAAAAATATAATCAAGAGTTAGTTAGTTTAACTGGAAATTATGCAAAATTCTTTGCTGCTGCTAGAGGATCAAATATAAACTTGAGAGACACCCAGAATATCTTTGATGCATTAACACAATCTTCTGCATATTTTAATCTTTCAGCAGATGAAACTAGTGGAGTAATGTTAGCAGTTACTCAAATGATGTCAAAAGGTAGGATTACAGCAGAAGAATTAAGAGGTCAATTAGGTGAAAGATTACCAGGAGCAATTGGAATAATGGCTAGAGCAATAAATGTTTCTACTGCTGAATTAGATGATTTGATGAAGAAAGGTAAACTTGCAGCAAAAGAAGTACTTCCTTTATTTGCCCAACAGTTGAAGATTGAAACAATGAATTTCAATCCAAATTCAATTGAAGGATCTATCAATAAATTAAGAAATACAATATCTGATCTATTTGCTACTGAGAGGATGCAGAAAATAATGGCTGATATAATCAACTCAATTACTAGTGCTTTTGAAGTTGTAGCGAATAATATTAAAACAATTTGAGCTGGTGTTTTGGGAACTATTGCTGCATTAACAGCCAACAGAATCAAAAGTATCTTTGTTGCTTTTAACAATAAAGTTAAAGATCAAGTACTTGAATATGAAAGGCTAAACAATAAATTTGCTGCTTTAAACAGTAAGGCAGGTGTATTAAGAATAGTTGATACAGGAACACTTGAAAGTAAATTAGCAAGGTTAAAAAAGAAAGCATATGAACACAAACTTCCAGATCATAAAGATGTACCTTCAATAGTAGCTTCAGTTAAAGAAACTAACAAACTCAAAAGAGAAATTGAAAAATTAGAGAAATATTATAATAGGCTAAATAGAACTGCAAATAGTAATATTGAAGGGATTGTTAAGCAAGAAGCAGCTACAAATAAACTATCTAAAGGATGAGAAAGAGTTAATACATCCTTCTCAAATTTTGGAGCTTCAATTAAATCTTTTTTTGCTTCTAATTGGATAACACTTCTAATAGCTGGATTAACTATTGCTTTTGTAAAAATTAACCAAATGGTTAATGAATGAAAGAGAGTTAACAACATAGTTAAAGATACTACTAAATCAATAAATGATGCAGGGATTGCATTTAGTAAAGGTGGTGCAGAATATACTAAAGAACAATCCAGACTAGAGTACATCAGAAACCTTTGATATGAGAATAGTAAGGATATTGAAAAAAGAAGATCATTACTTGAAATTATTGGAGAATCTACAGAGAAAATTAAGGGTTATACTGCTGAGCAATTATCAAACGATTCCTTAATTAATAAAGCTATTGAAGATCGCTTAAAACTAATCAAAGAAGAAGCTTTACTAAGAGCAAGATCTCAGGAGTATTCTAGATTGCTAGGAGAAAAAGATAGAGTTGATTCAGAAATTCAGAAGATTGGTAGAAAGTATTCAACAGGTACAGTTACTCCACTAGAATCATTCAAGCTTAGGCAACTTAAGAAAGAGCTAAATCAAATAAATACAGCTCTGAATGATCAAGAACTGCTTCTTAAAAAAGCTAATGATGAAATTGAGAGAAGAAAGACAGCAGAACTACTAAATTTCATCGCAGGTAATAAAACTGAAGAAGATATTACTACACTAGAGAAGTATGCAAAAGAAAGAAAGGAACTAGAAAACCAGTTAAGAAACGGTGCTGTATCACAAAAAGAATACTATGAAGGAGTATTAAAATTAACTGATTCATTCATAAAGCAAATTGGTATACTTGACAGGTTAGAAGGAAAGTACAAAGAGCTTTTCTATAGCTTGATGCAAGAAAATTTAATCTTACAAGATTTTGAGATTGAAATAAAAGATCCAGAACTAAAGTTTGATACAGATGGCTTCTTTGATAAACTTAAAAAAAGCACATCTAAAGACTTATATATTCCAACAAGACCAGATAAAAGGGATAGAACATTTGACTATAAAAAGTCAGATATGGATATACTGGAAGAAGAATATAAACTAGCAAGTAAGTTAAAAGAAGAACTTCAAAAAGCAGTTGACTCTGGTTTTTCTAATTATCAGATTGAACTTGATGTAGCAATTAAAAATGAAACAGATCTTGGTAAAGCTTTAAAACTAGCAGAAGTACAAGATGACATTAGAAAGTTCAATGAAGAATTCAAAAATGGCACATACGATACTATAAAAGATGTAGCAAGTGCTGCTGATAGGTTAGTTAATGCTTTCAGGAATATGAACGAAGTATTAGCTGATACTGATGCTTCTGGTTTTGAAAAAGTAATGGCAATAATTAATGCCTTGATTCAAACAGTTGATTCAATAATGTCTGTTACAAAAGCTATTGAAGCTACTATTGAGCTAACTAAAAAACTTACCGCTGCTAAACAAGCTGAAGCAATAATAACAAGTCAAGCAGCAGCACAAAAAGTAGCATCAACAGGTGTTTCTATGGCAGCAGAAGTTGCAGGGGCTGCAACAACAGTTGCAACTACAACAACAGAGGTAGCTGCAAATACTGCAAGTGCTGCAAGTTCAGCAGCAGCTGATACCGCAAAAATCCCTTTTGGATGATTAGCAATACCAGCAGTAATTGCAGGTGTTCTAGGGATGATGTCAGCAATTCCAAAATTTGCTAATGGTGGTATAGTTAGTGGTGCTACACTTGGTATGATGGGTGAGTATGCTGGAGCTTCTTCTAATCCAGAGGTTATTGCTCCTTTAAGCAAACTTAAAAACTTATTAAAGGTTGATGAAAAACCATCATCAGGTGAAGTTAAATTCACAATAAAAGGTCAAGATTTAGTAGGTGTAATAAATAACTATTCAAAGAAAACAACTAAAATAAAGTAGGATGAAATATAAAGGATATTTTAAAAATCTTGATGAAATACCATATATGGTAGTTATTGATACTGGTGGATCTGGAGAAACAGAGATATTACTTGGTTCTGATCCCTTTATTGTAAAATGAGAGGGATCTGAGACAATATATAAACCCTTAAAGTTATCTGGAGCAACTACATCTATTGTTTCTAATAACTACTTATTTGATATCTACAATCCTACAGCTAATGGAATTAAAATTCAGCTATTTAGTAATGATACGGTTTTAGAATGAAGTGGATATGTAGAACCTAATATATATAATCAGGATTTTAATCAAGAATATGAAACAATTGAAATAAATGCAATTGATGCATTAAGTACATTAGAGTATTATAAATATGAAACAGATAGAAAGAAAATTGTTTCATTCTTAGATATCATAAGAACAGCCTTAAAAAAGGTATCTGGAGATTATACAACTATCTATGAAACTAAGAGTAATAACCTATCTCTATCTGAAATGTATATTGCTGAAAATAATTTCTTTGATGAAGATGATAATCCTATGACTTATAAAGAGGTGATAGAAGAAATAATGAAGTATATGGGATACACAATGATAGCTTACAAAAATTCTATTTATATAATTGATTATGATGCTATAAAAAGTGGACAAAATACATTTAATATATATAATAGCTCAGATAACTTTATAAATTATACATCATCTTCAGGTACTCTTTTAAACATTAAAACAATTGCAGAAGGTGATGTAACAGAGACTGGTGCTTCTCTTTCACTAGATGAAGTATTCAATAAAGTAAAAGTAGAATGTTCATTATATAATTTCCAGTCTCTCCTACCCGATATTTGAAGTGATTTAACTAATTATGCAGGTAACTGAAATGCAACCGAAAAGAACCAATTTACCCACAATGCAGATAAAACGACATATAATAGAGATCACTTTTACAGGTATTATTTAAATAGTAAGTACAAAAGCTTTTACTACAATAAGACTAATTGAGCTGAAGTAGAATTGCCAAATTATGTACTTCCAACTGGTAGGACTAATGGAGACATTCTATATAATTTTATGAAAGAGAATATTGGTGCAACCATTTTAAAGTATGTTAGTTATAAAACTGATGAAATTGTACCATCATTAGAACTTGAAAACTACTTAGTAATTCACAGACATTTAGGATTACCACCTAGTGATGGAATAACAAAAAAGGTCTTTGAATTAAAAGCTGAAAAAATACCAGAAGCATCCTTTTCTGGGAAATATTTCTTAGTTGTTTCTGGAGAAGGATTATGAGATGATCGGTTAAATGCCATCTACTTAGACAGCGATTACAAGCCTGATGGAGATAGCTTTAATGAGAGTAACCTTAGATTGATATGCAAACTAAAAGTGGGTAATAAATACTGAAATGGTAGCTCTTGATCCATATATGATCAAGGTGGTTTTTGAATACCATTTAAAAATACAGAAGGTAATACTGATCATTATATAAACAAATGGTTTCCAATTAAAAATACAGTAAGTTATATAGATGAGATAGATGGGAATGGTTACGCTATTCCAATTAAAGAATCTGATAATTTATATGGTAATGTTGAGTTTACTATTTATAGTCCTAATTATGTCAATACATCAAAAAGGGTAACTGCACTCTGATTGAAAAATTTAAAGCTGGAAATCTACTCTCCAAATCCAGAAAGGGAAATTGATACTGATACAGTTTATGAGAATATTATAAATGAAGATTATGTAAAAGAAGGAGAAACAATAGGATTAAAAATATGTACATATACAGGTAAAAGTTTATCGTATAGCTCTCCCTTTTTATCTAATGGTAGCTACATATTAACACTTACTAATAGTGCATTAAATGTTACTCAAACTCCCGAAAAAACAATAATTCAACGGTTAGTAAAACAGTACTCAACACCTTCCAAGATTCTGGAGATATCTCTTAAAAACAATATTTATCCATATTCTAAATTGATAAATAATACATTAGATAGTGAGTTTATAGTTGACTCAATGGAAGTTGATTATTTTTTCAATAAGAGTACATTAAAATTAGTGGAGAAGAAATAAATGGAATTTAATAAAATTAACATCCCAAAAGTATATAGGAGTAAATACAGAACAAACCAGAGTACAACCGCTGGAACTGCTGTAATAAATAGTGGTAGCTCTTTTACTGGCTTTAATGAGAATTCAGATCTTGCTTGTAAGATTCTAAAAGCAAAAGTGTTATTGATACCAGATAAAACCCCTAATGAACTTGAAATTCAAATCCCAGATGATAGATTTTCATTAAGTATATCTGATGCTGGAATTACTGGAGAAGAGCCTGATTTACCTGTAATAAATGTGATTAACAACTTATTATCTACATCAGCAAATGATGCATTATCTGCTTATCAAGGTAAGATTCTAAAAGATATGATAGATGGTATTGGATCTGGTGGAATCGCAACAGAAACAGATCCTACTGTTCCAACTTGGGCAAAACAACCTACCAAACCAACTTATACAAAAAGTGAAATAGGTTTAGGTAATGTTGATAATTCACCAGATTATGCAAAGTCTGTTTTATATGCTGCTACTGCTGGTTCTGCACCTGCTTCTGATGTGTATAGCTGGGCAAAACAAGTAAGTAAACCTGCATACTCATATGCAGAAGTTGGTGCTGCTGCATCTAACCACGTTCACAATTATTTACCATTAAGTGGTGGAACTATGTCTGGTTCAATTGATGGTGTAATTAATATTACTGCATCTGGGAAAATTGAAGCTCAAGCATTAGCTATTCCAAATGCAGCTCCCAATAATTCAGATCCAAATAAATGATATTTATATATTGAGTAATATGGCTGCAAGTGTTTTTGATTTTATAAGTAAGACTTTAAAAGCTACTAAAGGAGCTATTTCTAGAAATATTAATATTGGTAAGTTCTTAACCTCATATTTTGGACTCACAGACTCAGATCAAGAAAAAGTAGATCAGATTAAAAAGCTATTTAAGATTGATGGTATATTAAGAATTGTTGGCGCTGAAAATGGTTTTGTTGGTTATGTAAACTGACAGGGTGTTAATGGGAAATACCACAACCAAACAACAAGAGATTCAGGAGTCAAAATTTCTAAAAACGGATTTAGTTATAATTTACTTAATGATTCAGGATTGAACCGTAAAGGCGATTGTGAGATTATTAGTATTGTTAACTCTAATTCAACTTCTCCAAGTGATGATCCAGCTCTATATATACCAAGCATTAACTCCTGTAAAGCTTATATAAAGTATTCATCTTCTGTTTATAATCCTACTTTAGCTTGTAAAATGAGAGTTAATAATTATACAGAACAAACACTAAGCTCTGTACCAACATTAAACAATGAACTAGTTATTGATTCTGGGAATTTATCTTCATTATATTCGTTTGAATCAGGAGTTAATACAAGATTTACACCTTCAATTAGTAATGAAGAAGGAACATATGCAGGTGATTTTATTGATGTACAATTAAACCCAGCACAATATTCATTGAAGTATGGAACAACTATAGAAAATGCTTTTAATTCTACTTCAATGGTAACTGTTTATGTCAATAATTATGATGAAAGTAGTGATTATGCACCGTTTAGAAACCCAATTGAATATACTACTGGTTCTATTCTATTTAATAGTTCCAGTATGCACAATTATTCTCCTTTTGGATATTATATGGATCAAAATAATCATTGATATTACTTTGGATATAGTGTTTTATATGATCAAACTATTGTTCACAATACAGGTATTTATAATGAACCTACTCCATCTACTAAACCAAGAATATTAGACTCAATTGAAAGTGAAGGGATCTCACTACAAGTAATAAATACTGCACTTATGTTTAATGTACAAGAGCAAGAAACTGCTCCATATTACAATAAGATGGCTTCAATTAACTTTAGTTTCCAAGTTCCTGACTTAATCCCTTATATGAAGTTTGTTTTAGTTTCACCTGATGGTATTCAATATTTGATTCAGGAGTATTATAATTATGACAATATAGGTTGGAATAGTGTTTCAGCATATATAAGCGGATTAACACTTAATGATAATGAAGTATGGCAAATCAGATTATTAGACTATTAATTAAATATATAACTTAATGCATAAAAAGGATATTCAACTTTGAATGGCAGTTTTTACAATTGTTGTTGGTTGTGTTTTACTTATAACTGGTTTTATTGTAAAACCTACAGGAATAATAGATAGCTCTGTATTAATTGCATTTGGAGAAGCAGCAACATTTTGCGGAAGTTTGCTAGGGATTCATTATAAGTATAGAAAAACCGAATAGATTTACAACCTGTAGTTCAACAGACTACAGGTTTTTT